ATATATCTAAGTTTGATACAATAGCAATAGATGATAATTGGGCTAAGATAATGAATATACTATACAGACCTGTAACTAAGAAAACGGGTGATATGTATTCAATCCAAACATATACAGGCGATGATAGCTACACTAAGTTTTTAAATGTACCTATGGATGTACACTTTGGAGCACTTTTTTTTTTATCAAATTTACAACTCAGCTTACTGAATTCTATCCTGAAATTTTCGATGGAGACGGAAGCTCTACGCAGCATCAAGCCAATTTTGCAAAGAAGTGGGGAACATATGGAGCGATTGTTGACTTGGCAGAAGGCGATATTCTCCGATTCGATAAAGTTGTAGAAGAACCATTAGAGAAATGTTTATTGTATCTCGCATTCAAAGCAGATAAAAACCAATTAGAAACCTTAATGCATAAAGAAATGCTGAAAGGGATTAAGTGATAATTATATTTGTTTTAATTAGTGTTATTACTTTTATAAAGAACACATTATGTCAGGTAGATGGAGTAACAGCCGTAACGGCAATTTAAGATATTCAGTAAACAGAGAGAATCAGAGTGGCATTTACATTGGACCAACTCGTGGTTTATCTTCTCCTAAGAATAATAGAAGAGGATGTCTTTGCTTAAATGCAAATACTTACGATGTTAAATGTTGTAATGGGGCTTTAATGGAGCAAGGAATAGGTTCAATACAATCACCAAGGAGAACCGGAGGCGGTGCATTTAGTGATGGTTATTCAGGCGACTTCGAAATTCCTCAAAATTAAAAATAATATAAGAATATGTCAGCAATATCAAAACAGGCTTTATTAGTAGATAATAACGAATCCTTTCCAAACAACAATTCAGGGCAGATTACTCCATCTGATTTAAGAGCATTCAATGTTAATGTAATCGATTCGACTGTAAACCAAACTGAATATACAACTAATAGTGGTAGTTGGAATGTTAGTATAAGTAATATAAACGCATTTACTGCATCTCAACAACCATCCTTTACTGCATTGAATTCGTTCACTGCATCACAATTAGGAATCAATACAGGCGTTAATTCATTTACACAATCAGCAACAGGTAGATTAAACAACTTAGAAAGTACAACATCATCTTTGAATGCATGGAGTTCATCTATAAATGAGATTAGAGATAATGGTATATTACAAGGATACTCTACTCGTTTATTTTTTGAAGGATTAGTATCAGCATCTATTGTAACTAACGTAGGTGGTAATATTGCTACTATTAATATAGAGCAAGATGGAACTAAATTAAATACATCATCTTTCAATTCATATACTGCATCTAATAATCAAAGTTTTAATTCATATACCGCATCTACTAATCAAAGAATAGATAGTTTAGAAGTGTTTAGTGGTAGTGCAAAAATATCTATTTCTGCATTAAACGCATTTACTAATTCAGTAGGGCCTATTCAAACAGGCTCATTGTTAAATACTGCATCATATAGTGGTACAACAATAACATATACAAAAGGAGATTCTACTACATTTACAAATGTTGGTATTCAAAATACCGCATCGTTCAATTCATATACTGCATCTACTGACAGTCGTTTAACTAACATAGAAACAACAACTGCGAGTTTAAACATTTCGGTAAGTAATTTAAACGGAAAGACTGGTTCATACGCAACAACAGGTTCGAATACATTTGTAGGAGACCAAACTATTAGTGCAAGTTTATTCGTTAGTGGAAATACTAACGTAGGATTCCTTAACATAGCAGATTTAGGTGGTATTAACTTAGCAGGTACGGGTTCAGGACCTATAACTTCATATGGTATAGTAACTAATCCATCAAATGGTGATTTAGTATTTAATACAAATCCTAACAATGGTAGATTGATGACATTCAGTCAAACGACTGGTAAGATGACACAATTCAATGGATTGTACTTTAATGCCGGAGATGGTAATTCTACAAATGGTGGTATTGATTTCTCTACATACTCTGGTAGTTTGTTCTTAACCCCATCAGGGTTTAGTTCTACTACGGCATCGATGTTGCACGTATCATCTTCATCGAATTTGAATAACGTAAACTTAATATTCAAAAATAGTAATACTGCAGCTGATACAATCGTAAGTGGTAGTAATAACATATTCACTAACCCAGCTGCAGCAACTGCAGGATTTAAGAGATATGTTGGTGGAGCTAGTAACATTTTTACAGCCGGGGCTTCTGTTCCACAAATAAGTGGAAGTATGGCATGGTCGCCATCAATGAATGGTAACATATTCTCACAAACACAACAAGCTCCATTTACTTGGAAAGGGCCTGTAAGTTCATCAGCATCTGCGGTTAACCATAATATTCTTATGGGTGGTACTATTACCTTAGGATTATCACCAACACTTAGTGCAGAGAAAGCCACAGCGGGTATTAATATGTTGGGTAATGCTTTATTTAATGGTAATATAAACTTTGTTGCTAGTAAAACTACATTACCAGCTGCAGCTACTATAAGTGGTAACTTACTATTTGGTGGAACTACAAACATTAATGCAAACTCATCTTCGATACAATATGCATCGAATATTGGTAATGGTAGCGTTACTGTAAATAACAACTCTACAATAGCGAGTGGTTCAATCATACCTTCTTTAACTCCAAGAGTGACACTTAATACATTATATGGAGTGGGGCACGTAGTTGATTTAGTTGGAGAGAACGTATCTACAACGCAAGTTAAACACTATTACGCAAACTTCTTAGCAGGAGCATTTTTATCATCATCAGTTGGTGCAGGAGATAGTTCAAACATAATTGGAACAGGTATAATTGGTAATAGTTTAATTGTAAGTGGTAGTTCAACTGTAGCAGCATCAAATACACCATTAGCACCAAATAATACATATGGTTCGTTGTTCGTTGGTAGATTTAACTCTATTGATGGTACAAAAGATATGACTGCTGAAACTGTTTTCGCAGTTGGTACAGGTACTGCAGCTGCAAGAAAGACTGGATTCTTAATTGATTCAGGCTCTAACACATTCGTAGAAGGAACTCTTAATGTAAGTGGTAGCTCAACTTTTACAGGCTCGATAGCAACAAGCGGCTCTGTGGTAGGTAATGTGGTTTCTATGAGTATTGTATCATCTACTGCAAGTATGGATTTGAACAGCGGAAACTTCTTTACACTTACTTTAGTTTCAGGAAGTGCTACACATTTAGCAGCATCTAATATTAAAGCAGGTCAAACAATTAACTTATTAGTTTCTCAACCAACTATTGGAACAGGAAGTTTAACTTTTAATTCAACATTTGATTGGCCATCAGCCATATCATATAGTGCAACTACGAATACTGGCTCAAAAGATATTATATCATTCATTAGTTTCGATAGTTCAATATTATACGGAACTGCAGTTAAAAATTTACAATAATGAAATTTTTTCCATTCGCTTTTACGGGTAATACAATCACATCTGACTTATACTATGATGTTGATATTTTTGAATCATATAGTCCAGGTAGTACAACATGGTATAATATAGGTAAAACTAATACTAAAGTTTCTTATACAAATTTAAATGTAAGTTCTTCGTGGTATGGAACAGATTCAACTGGCTCTTACATAGCAGCACCATCCGGAGTTGATATTAAATTTAATGGTGGATTGGGAAGCCAACCTACCGTTTCAACTTATATTTACAAAATTAAGTTAAATGCATCGGTAGATGGTGAAAGATTTTTAGGTAGAGATGGTATTACAATAAATAAATATTGGGCTTCAGTAACCACCGGCGTTGAACCGCCTGCGGGATTATTTGGAGCAACCCAAACATTTAGTCAATATGCGAGTACTTTATCAGTAACGCCTACTATGAAAAATGAATATTTCTATATAGCTATTGTTAATTCTTATACCGGTCCAGGATATGGTTCTACCGACTATTTTACATCATTAGATAATTTTACTACACAATATAATGTTCTTTTCAGTCCAGGGAGTGGAATTGCATTTGCTTTAGATTATTTAGATTTTATTATAACAGGTATGGGCAAATTAAAAACTATTGGTGCATATGTAGGAAGAGCTTTAACCAGTCAGCAAATGCGTGTTTATGCACAAGATGGACCATTTGTATAAAAAAATAATTACTTTTTAAACAAACAATGTTATTAACAATATAAAAAACAAACTAATATGAATTCAAAAACTGTATTAAATAAGATACTATCGCTTTTATCAAAAAACGAAGTGATTTTAACTTATGCTAGATTAGCAGATGGAACAATTGTAGAATCAGCTACGTTCGATGTAGGTGAAGATTTGTTCGTAGTATCTGAAGATGGTAGTAAGACTGCAGCTCCAGATGGTATGCATGAATTAGCATTAAAAGATTCTGAAGGAAACGAAACACTTATCAAAGTTAAATCTGAAGGTGGTAAAATCGTTGAAAGAGAAAACGTTGAATTAGCAGCTGCTGATGAAGATACTGTAAAGGTAGAAGATTTACCTCAATCAGGTGAAATCACTAAAGCAGACGAGAAGCCTGATTTAAAGAATCAAGTAGCAAGTGGAACTTTAAAGATGGCTGAAGAAACTGATTCAGTTGAAACTATCCCACAAGATGATGAAGCTCCAATGAAAGAAAAGAAAACCGAATCTGAAGATGATGAGGAAGAACCATCAATCGAAATCGAATTGAAAAAGATGATGGAGAAAATGGCTTATCGCATTGAAGAGATGGAAAAGAAGGTGATGAAAATGGAAGAGGCTATGATGCCACCCGTTGATGAAACCGCTGTTGAAGAAGTTGCTATGGCAGCAGAACCTGATGAAGAAGAAGAAGAGTTACCAAAATTAGATGGTGCTCCAATCGATGAGGCTATGAAATTTTCAGCACAAAAGAATAATAAAAATTATGGTAAGAAAGTAGAGAACTCTCAAAGTTCATTCTTATCTAAACTTTATAGATAAAAAATATTTTAACTCATTTAAAAATTAACAAATGAAAGCAAAACAAAACTTCGCACTTCCTACAATTGACAACTCATCTTATCGTGGTGAGGCGGCAAGTGGATATATCGCAGCAGCGTTATTAAGTGCAAACACTTTGGACAAGAAATTGGTATCAATCATGCCAAACGTTAAGTACAAAAGTGTAATTCAAAAATTAGATGTATCAGGTATCGTACAAGATGCATCTTGTGATTTCGTAACTTCAGGTTCAGTAGCAATTTCAGAGCAAGTATTGACTCCAAAAGAATTACAAGTTAACTTGGAATTATGTAAGCAAGAATTCGTAGACTCTTGGGAGGCTATGCAATTAGGATTCTCTGCATTTGATGAAATCCCTAAGAACTTTAACGACTTCTTAGTATCTTACGTTGGTGGTAAAGTAGCAGAAGCAACTGAAACAGCAATTTGGCAAGGTACTGAAACTAATGGTTCTTTCGTAGGATTCCAATCTTTAATTTCTGCTTCAGTAGCAACAGGAACAGGCGCATTAGCAGCAAGAGCTGATGGAACAGGTGCAATTATCTCTGGTTCAATCACAGCAGCTAACGTAATCTCTAAATTAACTGATGTTGTTGCTACTATCCCTGCAACTGTTTATGGCAAAACTGACTTAGTACTTTATGTAGGTACTCAAGTAGCTAAAGCTTACCAACAATCACAAGCGGGTGGTACTTCAGGAGCAAATGGTTGGAACAACCAATTCAACGTTGGTGAAAAACCATACAACTTCAATGGTATTGAAATCGTATTGTGTCCAGGTATGGCAGCTTCTAAAGTAGTTGCAGCTCAAAAATCTAACTTATTCTTCGGAACAGGTTTATTAAATGATTACAACACCGTGAAGGTATTAGACATGAGCAACATCGATGGTTCTCAAAACTATCGTGTTATTATGAGATACACTGCAGGTACTCAAATTGGTATCGGTTCTGATATCGTTTACTACGGAGCTTACTAATAGTAACTAACTAATTAAATAAAGGGTGGTGAGAAATCATCACCCTATTATTAAAAACTTAAAACAATAAAGATATGGCTTGTAATTTATCAGCTGGAAGAAACGAAGTATGTAAGGAAAGCGTTGGAGGTATCCAAGGTGTTTACTTCATTAACTATACAACAGGTTCTTTCACTCATCAAACGCCTGGTGACCCGAATTCATTGATTACGGCAGTCCCATCAGGTTCTACTCTTTACTACTATGAATTAAAGGGTACAAGTGCATATACTGAAACTGTAAACACATCTCGTGAAACGGGTACTACATTCTTCTCTCAAGAGTTAACTCTTAATTTGAAGAAATTAACAAACGAAATGACTACACAATTGAAGTTGATGGCTTACGGTAGACCTCAGGTTATCGTATGGACTATGAACGGAGATGCATTATTAGTTGGTGAAAGAGAAGGTGCGGATGTAACCGCAGGTACTATTCAAACAGGTGGAGCAATGGGTGACCTTTATGGTTATTCAGTAACTTTGACTGGACAAGAAAAGCAACCAGCTACATTCTTATCAGGTTCGACTACAACTAACGCATTGGGTGGATTAACCGCTAACTACACAGTAGTTTACGGAGCAGCTAACTAATTCAGTATAGCATAAAAATATTAAGGGGACTCAAATGAGTTCCCTTTTTTTGTGCTTAACTATTTCTATCTTATTATGTGTTATTATTAGATAACGACAAGATAAATCATAGATAATGTTAGCATACTATATATCTCAATCTAACGAATATACATTCAGAACAGAACCTACTTCATCTAACTCATTCACATTGAGTTTGCAAGATATGTATGAGCTGAATACTATCACAGCTTCATTGAGTGGAATTACATTCGAAGGATATGAATCATACATAGGATTTACCGCTTCTATAAGTGGTGCAATAGTAGGGGGTGAATATAGAGCTACCTTATTGAATTCAGGTTCAACCGAACCTATTTGGCATGGCTCTATTCAAGTATACGCTTCTCAATCAATTGATAAGGCAGTATATGAAAACCAAAATACACAATATGTTTCTCACGAATCGGAGAATCGCTATATAATAATGGAATAATATGAAACTACAACAAAAATTCTCAATCATAAATGTAAACAACAACTCTCTTCCTATTATACAGGAGGATACTAAGACACGATATCCATTCGTGCCATTTGGAGTTTATGGACACGATGATTTCTTTGATGCAGTAACATCAGCATATAACGTATCAACTACAACATCTGCTTGTATTGAAGGTATTGCTGATTTAGTATATGGAAAAGGATTGTACTCTAAAAGACCAGAGTTCGATACTATCTTACAAAAGATAATTCCGCAAGAAGAAACAAAGAGAGTAGCATTTGATTTGAAATTATTTGGTAATGCAGCATACCAAGTTTATTGGGATGATACACATACTAAAGTAAAGAAAATGTATCACATTCCCGTTCAAACACTTAGAGCTGAAAAGATTGGTGCTTCTCCTCAAATTGAGAACTACTACTATTGTGTTGATTGGAATGACCAAAGAAAGGTAAAAGATAAAAAGAAAATACCTGCATTTGGTACATCTAATGAAAAGATGGAGATACTATACATAAAACATTATGTACCAGGTCTTTATTACTACGCATTGCCTGATTGGGTTTCTGCATTGCAGTTCTCAATATCAGAAGGCGAAATATCTAACTTACACTTTAATAATATTACTAATGGTTTCTTACCGGCAGTAATGATTAACTTTAACAATGGTGTACCGGCTCCCGAAGAAAGACAAACAATTGAGGATTTGGTTCAGGCTAAATTTACTGGCACAGACAACGCTGGACGTTTTATGTTATCTTTTAATGATGACCCAACCACTAAACCTACAATTGATACAATACAAATTGAAAACCTACATGAGAAATATCAGTACGTTGCTGAATATACGCAAGATAGAATCTTAGTAGCACATAGAGTAACATCACCTTTATTGTTTGGTATTAGAACTGCTAACAACGGATTCTCTTCTCAATCAGAAGAAATGAAAACGGCTTTCTCTATTATGCAAACAATGACAATATCTCCATTCCAAAACATAATCTTAAACGTATTAGATTACGCTTTGACTGAAGGTGGATATGTTGATGCACAATTATACTTTGAGCAATTAACTCCATTAGTAATTCTTTCTGAAACAGCAGAAGAAACAGGTCAGACTGTTGAGCAAGTTGAAAATGATGTAAATGATTCTATGGAAAATCCTGCAACAACTGAAGATAGTGAAGAACAAACTCCATTAGAACCTCTACCAAACAAAGCAGAGGATATGAGTGAAATAGATTTCATCAGAAAAGTAGGAACACAATCAGCATTTTTCGAAAGAGAATTTAAATAATTAAACATATGGGATACGCATTATTCATAACAAGAAACGATATAATTAAAAATACCCCATTGCAGGGTGCAATTGATGCAGATGCTCTTTTGCCATTCGTAAGAACAGCACAAGATAAATATTTAAAGAATCTTTTAGGTACTGTTTTGTTCTTTTACTTACAGGACCAAATTGCAGCAGGTACTCCATTTACTGGCACCTACGCAGATTTGATGGATGACTATATTAAGAATACTTTAATTTGGTATTCAGCAGTAGAGTATATTCCATTCAGTTCAGTACAATTCAAATCTAATGGCGCTGTGAAGCAGCAAAGTGAGCAAGGCGTCGCTCCATCTAAAAATGAGATAGATTACCTATTAGCGAAGGCGCAAGCAAATGCTGACTACTATGCGTTGAGATTACAAAACTTCTTAATTGCATATTCTAATAGTATTCCACAATATTTGGAAACAGTTGGAAATCAAACGCAGATATATCCGGATATGTCGAATCAATACTTTGGCGGAATTCAATTATAAGATATGGCAGCAATCGTTCACAATACAGGTACAAACTATTCTTTGTACTATAATGTACTTAATTATTTTAAAACAATAATGAGTAATCATCCATCAATAGCAGCGGTTGGACAGGGAGATGCGGCTGATTTAGATACCGAACAATTTCCTGCATATGTAGTTGGTAATGTGAACATTATAGAAGCTAGATGGGGAGAAACAGTTTCTAATTATCAGATTGAATTAACAATTGCTGATAAGGTGAAAAATAAAAACAATGAATCAGAAGGTGTTACCAATGCACAAACTATTCCATTTTTCAAAGTGGATGATGTTGTTGATATACACGCAAATACATTAAGTATTTTAAATGATTTAACTTCATATACACAAAGAAGTGTAGAAGGATTTGATATTGATGGAGAAATCGTATGTACACCATTCTCTGATAGATTTAATAACGGATTAGCAGGATGGGTTGCAGTATTTACTTTAGTAACTCACAATGATAGAAATCGTTGTCTATTTGAATTGATGTAATATGGGAATCGGAATCCAACATAAGACTGGAACAAACTATACGTTATATTATAATGTATTAAACTATTTCAAAACAATTATGAGCAATCACCCAACGGTGCAAGTTGCTTCATATGGTTCTTTGGAAGAAATGGATTTAAATCAATTTCCAGCATACCCCGTTGCAAATATTGATATCTTAGATACAAACTTTGGTACTAATACTACTAACTTTACAATTCAGTTGACTGTAGCTGATAAGGTTAAGAATAAGAATAACGAATCATCTGGTAGTGCTAACGCACAAACTATACCTTACTATAAGACTGATGATACAGTCGATATACATACTAACACTCTCGCAGTAATAAACGATTTAACATCGTACACACAAAGGGGGGTGGCAGGGTTTGAAATAAACGATGATATTGTTTGTGAACCTTTTAATGATAGGTTCAACAATGGGTTAGCAGGATGGCAATCGACATTCACACTAACTACTCACAACGATAAAAATCGTTGTCTTTTTTTTTTAGTTAACCCTTCTGGTAGCGGATACATAATTTCTGATTGTATAACGGGTGACCAATACAAAGCCGTACTTAATGGTAGTGGAAGTATTGGACAAGTATTCTCTGCTCCTTATGTTTATCCTAACGCAGAGACCGTTACTACTTCTTACGGAATCAATTGTTATACTATTGTAAATACATTTTCAAATAGCGATGAATTTAATTTGGTTAACTTACCAATATTACAATTCCCCTATTCAGATTTCGGTACGTGTGAGAATTGTTTAAGATGGATAGCACCGCAAGTTTGGGGAACAACGTTTATGAGTTGGGATTTACAACCGGATACGGCATATAAAGTTTGGTCAAAAGCATAAAATAGAAATAAATGGGAAGTTTAAGTAACTTATACATATCGCAGAGTTATACATCTTTAGTTCATTTGGGTAACGATGGACCTATAACTGCATTAGCTCCAGGTCAATTCGTACAATTACAAGATGGTTTAGGAAATGATTTAGAAATACAATTGAATAGTAGTGGAGATGTAAATATAGGAGGTATCCTATCAGCATCTAACATTCCAACTGATATAGCAACTCAAGCAGAACTTAATGCTTATACACAATCTACTAATATCAGATTAGATAACATTGAGAATACAACTGCGAGTTTAAATATTTCAGTAACGAATCTAAATGCTTCATCTGCATCTCAATTGAGTATTAATAGTGGATATAATACTTTTACTTCTTCTCAAATAAGTTTCAATAATAGTGCAACTGCATCAATTGTTGCATTACAAAACTTTTCATCATCATTAGATAGTAATTTTGTAACTGAAGCTGAATTAGCTGCAGCAACTGCGAGTTTGATTACACAAATCAATACTAAATTAGATAGTGCATCATTTAACTCTTATACTTCATCTAACAACCAAAGAGTAAGTTCATTAGAAATTAATTCAGCAAGTGTTAATATTAGTATTAGTAATTTAAATGCAGCAACATCATCTTATGCTAATAGTGCATCAGTTGCAGCAGTAGATGCTGCACAACAACAATCTATTAATTCTATTAATGCAGTAACGGCATCGTTCTTAACTGCATCTACCGATATATCAGCATTGAATGCGTTTACTGCATCGCAGTTAAATATTAATAGCGGATACAATAGTTTTACTTCTTCACAACAATCATTTAATAGTTCAGCAACTGCTTCTATTTCACAATTACTTTCTTTCTCATCTTCATTAGATGCAAACTTTGTAACTGAAGCTGAATTAGCAGCAGCTACGGGAAGTTTGATTGCACAAATTAATACTAAGTTAGATACTGCTTCATTTAATTCTTATACTGCATCTCAATCAACTGCAAGTTTAGTAACTTCAATTACTAACTTAAACTCATTTACTCAATCAGCAAATGTAAGGTTAAATAACTTAGAAACTAACTCTGCCAGTGTCAATATATCAATTAGTAATTTAAACTCAACTACGAGCAGCTTAGTAACGTCAGTAGCGAATTTAAATTCATTCACACAATCTCAATTGGCTGTGAATGTGGTATTGAGTGGAGAAATAGATAGTTTACAAGCAGCAACCGCTTCATACGCTATAAGTTCTTCGGTAGCAGCAGTTGATGCGGCTCAACAAGCACAAATAAATTCATTAATAAGTGCTACATCATCTTACGCAGATTCTGCATCATTTGCAGCATCTCAATTGGCACAAGATACTAGAATAAACGGATTAGCAGCACAGACATCTTCTTACATAACTGAAAGTGAAACTGCATCTTTCGCAAGAACAAACGTAGATAATAATTTTACAGCAAATCAGACATTTACAAACATAACTGCCGTATCTGCTTCATTTCGTTATCTTCAAACTTTATATGAAACTGCTAGTGTAATATACTCTTCAGGTTCAAATCAATTAGGAGATGAGTTGACTGATGTACAAACTCTATCAGGTAGTGTTTTAGTTAGGGGTAGTTTGAGAGTTAATGGTATACCCGTATTAACTTCATCAGTTGATATTAGTGGATTAGTAACAACTTCTTCATTTAATGCTTATACTCAATCTAATAATCAAAGAGTAAGTTCATTAGAAGTTAATTCGGCTAGTGTTAATACATCTATTACTAATCTAAATGCTTCATCAGCATCTCAACAAATTAGTATTAATGCTTTAAACGTATTTACTGCTTCACAATCTACTGCGAGTTTAGTAACTTCGATTACGAATTTAAATACATTCAGTGCATCAACATTAGTTTCAATAGCTAATATCAATAGCACTACTGCGAGTTTAAACACTTCGG